CGAGAAAGCAAAGAATAAGCTGGAGAAAGTAAGTTTAACAGAGGCAATTCAAATAAAAGACGATGGAGAGCCATACGAAAAGACGAATGCACAAACAATAATAGACATTAAAATATCTGAAACCATAAACAACTGGCATTGGTACGATCAAATGTTATTTAAACTTTACAGAGATACAGGATATAGCACAAGACAAATAGAGAAAGAAACAGGGATTAGTTTTAAATCTGTTTGGGCAACTTTAAAAGAATGTAAAGATTCTTTAAAGAAAGAAGTAGGTGAAGAATACCAAGATTACTTAAACGAAGATTTTGAATTAATAAAATAAATTATGCAGTTTCAAAATATATTAGAGATTTTAGAAAACGAACTTCAATTAAGAAAAATCCGTTCAAAAGAATTTTGGCATGAGCACTGTAAATTAGAAAAAGAAGTAAAAAGATTAAAAGCTGAAAATGAAGCTTTAAGAAAAGACTTACAAGAATTAAGTCAAGAATATTTTAAAAAATAAATTATGGCAAAAAGAAAAAGACGAACTAAAGCTGAAATATTAGCAGCTGAAAGTCAAGGATTAGGAGATACAGTAGAAAAAGTATTAGAAGTTACAGGAATAGCAAAGGTTGCTAAGTGGTTGCTTGGTGAGGATTGCGGGTGTGATGCACGTAAAGCAAAGTTAAACGAGTTATTTCCTTACAGACAGCCTAAATGCTTAGAGCAACCAGAGTACGACTGGTTAAAAGAATGGTTTGACAAAAACACGAATGTAGTAAAGCCAAGTGAACAAAAAACAATAATGAATATTCACAGCAGAGTATTTGGAGTAAGAAACGAACCAACAAGTTGTGCTTCTTGCCTTTTACACAGAATAGAACAATTAAAAACTGTATTTAATACTTACGAAAATGAAGTTAGTTAAGATAAGCGAGGTTAAACCCAACCCGAAGAATCCAAGAATAATAAAAGACGGAAAATTCCAAAAGTTAGTTAAGTCTATTCAAGAATTTCCTGATATGCTAAATAAACGCCCTCTAATCGTTTTTACTGACGTAGATAACAAATACGTTGTCTTGGGTGGTAATATGCGTTTAAAAGCTTGTAAAGAGATAGGATTGAAAGAAATACCTATTATAGTTGCAGACGAATGGACAGAGGAGCAAAAAAACGAATTTTTAATAAAAGATAATGTAGGTTTTGGAGAATGGGATTGGGATACATTGGCAAATGAATGGGATGTAGAAATAATGAATGATTGGGGATTGGAAATACCAAATTTTGATTCATTTAATGACTCGGACGAATTATTGGATATTAATGATATTGATTTTGTAGAGGAGTTTTCTGAATCAGTTAATTTTATTATTAAGTGTGAAAATTTAGAACAAATGGAAGAATTAAAAACTAAATTAAATACTGATGCGCAAAAGATAGGTTATAATGATTTTTTAATAAAAGTTGGATTGTGAAAATTGCAGTAATTGAAATATATCCTAACAAAAAGTTAGATAAAAAAAAGGCTATTGATGCGCATTTAAGAAATTCTATTATTATTTCAGAGTATTTAGGAGCGGATTTGCTTTGTGTTGAAAATGATTTTATAAAAGCACTAAATAAAAGTTATGATATTTTAATTTTAGGATATGCTTCGGGATATGCTCCTTTTCAATTAATAAAAAGATTAGTAAATAATAATCCTAACGCGCGAAAAATAGTATTATCAAATGAATATAACATAGTGCCAAGCATTGGAGGTTTTCAACCTTACGATTTAATTGCTAATTATGATAAAATAAAAAGCAAAGGAAACACAATAAAGAAATTCTTTACATTAAATCTTAATCTTTTATTTGCAAGAGAGCCAAACGCATTAATTACAAAAAAATATGATTGTATTTATTATGGCACATTTAGAATTAATAGGTCAAAATATTTCAAAGAATATTTACAGGAAAATATATATCTAAGCACCTCAGATAAAAATTTTAAAAAATACAAGCATGTAGGAGCAAATCCTAAGTATATTAAAAAACTATCTTGGGAGCAAAAAAGAGAAACTTTAAATCAATTTAGGTATTCGTTATATATTGAGGATAATTATACGCACTCAGTATTTAATAATTTGGCAAATAGATGGTATGAGGCAGGTTTCTGCAATAATGTAGTTTTTTTTGATGTCAATTGTATTAATACAATAAGAAAATCGGAAATAGGATATTTTGAGGAGCAGATTAAATTTTATATGGTTTCAAGTCATGAGGAACTGCAAAATAAAATAAATGAATGTAACAAAGATTTTGAAAAGCATTTAGCAATTCAGAAAATGTGGAGAATGTCTGAACTTCAATTGAGGGCTGAAATGATGCACAAATTAAAAAGTATTATTTTCGCATAATAAAACACCGAAAAAACACCGATTTATGGATAAAATTGATAATTTGAAGCCTGCATGGCAAAAGGGCGAAAGCGGCAATCCTAATGGCAGACCTAAGGGAAGCAAGAACAGGAGTACGATTGCGCGTTATTGGTTAGAAGTTAATCAAAACTTAAAAAATCCATTAACAGGAGATAGTGAAATAATGAGCCAAGAGGATTTAATGACTTTGGCTTTAATTAAAAAAGCACGTGAGGGGGATGTAGCAGCTTACAAAGCACTCATGGATAGTGGGTACGGTGCTCCATTACAACAGATAGAACAAACGATTTTAGAACAACCTTTATTTCCAGATGTTCAAGAGGACAACAGCGACAAATAAGGTACTTGCTTTAAAAAGACGGATTAAAATAATTCAAGGAGGAACTTCGGCTTCCAAGACTTATTCTATATTAGCAGTCTTAATAAATAAAGCAATACAACAACCTAACTTAGAAATAAGCGTAGTTGCTGAATCAATACCACATTTACGTAGAGGTGCTTTAAAAGACTTTGTTAAAATACTTAAATGGACTAACCGTTTTAATGATGAGCAATTTAATAAATCATTACTAACTTATAAATTTAAAAATGGCAGCATTTTTGAATTTTTTAGTGCGGACGATAGCAGTAAGTTACGTGGTGCTCGTCGTGATGTTCTATATATTAACGAATGTAACAACGTAACCTTTGAATCTTATAATGAGTTAGCAATACGTACAAAGAAAGCTATTTATTTAGACTTCAATCCAGCTAATGAATTTTGGGTACATACGGAACTAAAAGACGATGAGAATAGCGACTTTTTAATTTTAACGTACAAAGATAATGAAGCTTTAGATATTGACATAGTTCAACAAATAGAAAATAAGCGATTAAAAGCAGAAACAAGTAGCTATTGGGCTAATTGGTGGCGTGTGTATGGTTTAGGTGAGATAGGAATGTTAGAAGGTGTTATATTTAGCAACTGGAAGCAAATAGATAAATTACCTATTGAAGCTAAATTAATAGGAATTGGTCTTGATTTTGGGTATAGCGTAGACCCAACTGCAATAATAGAAGTTTATAATTGGAACGGTAAAAGAATAATCAACGAACTTGCTTATCAAACAGGAATGCTTAATTCAGATATTGCAAAGATACTACCAAAACACGTAGTGGTATATGCTGATAGTTCAGAGCCTAAATCAATAGACGATATAAAGAGATACGGCATAACAATTAAAGGCGTAACAAAAGGAAAGGACTCGATAAACTTTGGTATTGACACAATGCAACAGCAAGAGTATTTAGTTACTTCTAACAGCGTTAATTTAATAAAAGAACTTCGGGCCTATACTTGGGATTCAGATAAAACAGGAAAGCGTTTAAATAAACCTATTGACAATTTTAACCATGCTATTGATGCTTTGAGGTATCATGAAATGGAAACTTTAGGAATAAACGCAACTTACGGACAGTATTTTATTAAATAATTTACACCAATGACAGATGACCTCCCGATAATGGTACACACAGTTGAGCAATTCATTCAGGATAAGACTGGAAAAAAGGTGAAAATAATATTTAATGACCCTATGAAAATACGAATGCACACAAAAATGCTAACACAAGCATACGATATTGCATTTGCTTACTACAATTCTAAAAATAAAAGTTAAACAAATATGAAAGCAGAACTAAAAGTTCCTACTAAACTAAGTGAGATTCCATTAACAGCCTATCAAGAGTTTATAAAGCTTATTGATAAGTCCAACGATAATGAGTTAATTGCACAAAGAACTATCCAAATATTTTGTGGCTTAGAAATGAAAGATGTTTTGCAGATACGTTGGGATTCTATTTTAGAACTCACCAATCACTTTGCGGAATTATTTAAACAAAAACCTGCTTTTCAAAATAGGTTTAAATTAGGTGAACACGAATTTGGATTTATTCCAAACTTAGAAGAAATGAGTTTTGGAGAATACATTGATTTGGAGTCTAATATCGGAAGCGTAGAAAACTTCCACAAGGCTATGGCTGTAATGTACAGACCGATTACTCAAAAACGAAAAGACACTTACCAAATATTACCATATACCGGTACTGACGAATTCGCAGAGGCTATGAGATACGCACCGCTTGACGTGGTTATGGGTGCTACGCTTTTTTTTTGGAGTTTAGGAAACGACTTAGTACAAGCTTCTCTTTCATATTTAGAGGAGGAGATGGAGAAGAATCAGAAGTTGAACACGACTATTCAGAACGGACTCAATTCTCTAAACAATGGGGATGGTACAATTCAATCTATGCAATCGCTAAAGGCGACCTTACAAAGTTTGATGAGGTTACCCGAATGGGAGTTAGGAAGTGCCTCACGTGGCTCACATACGAACGACAAAAAAACGAAATTGAACACAGAGAATTTAACCGTAAATTAAATAAACATGGCTAACTATTTTACATTACTAAATACTTTAAGAACCCACTTTGAAAATGATGCGTTCATAAACACGGTTACGGAGGGAGATATATTCAAAGTTGATTTAGCTAAACAAACAATATTCCCTTTAACTCACATTATAGTTAACTCAAGTTCTATTGAAAATAATATCATTCGTTTTAACGTAAGTATTTTGTGTATGGATATTGTAGACATTTCTAAAAACACAGCTACGGACCAATTTATAGGAAATGACAATGAACAAGACGTACTGAATACAATGTTTTCTGTTCAGAATCGATTATACGATGTTTTAAGACGTGGTGATTTATACTCTGATAATTTTGTAACGGAGGGTAACGCAACATTAGAACCATTTGCAGAAAGGTTTGAAAACTACTTAGCTGGTTGGACAATGACCTTAGATATTTTGATGTCTAACTCAATGACTATTTGCTAATGACTGAAGTATTACAAGCCTTAGAAAAGTTTAGAGATGAGGTCGTAAAAGAGGCAAGAAGTCAACTTGCGGCTAAAGGAAAAAACTCGTCAGGTGCTTTGTCTAAATCAATTCAAGGTGAAGTAAAACAGATGCCTAATTCAATAGGTATTTATTTCAGTATGTTGCCCTATGGTAACTTTCAGGATAAAGGGGTTAACGGAACGCAGATAAATCATGGTGCACCTTATTCATTTAAAAGCAAAGGTGGTGTAAAAGGTTTAAAAGGAATGCCTCCACCAAGCAAGTTAGACAGTTGGATGGTTCGAAAAGGAATAGCACCAAGAAACGCTGGTGGACAATTTACCTCAAGAAAGGGGTTGCAGTTTTTAATTGCACGTGGAATATTTAAAAAAGGAATTAAGCCAAGTTTGTTTTTTACTAAGCCATTTGAGGATGCTTTTAGAAGTTTGCCTGATGACTTAGTAGAAAAATACGGATTAGATATGGAACAAGATTTATTAACGATATTACAAGAGAATTTAAGACGAATGATATGAGTATATTTGCACGAAGCCCCTATATTGTAGAAATTAGTGAAACAGGACAAGAGGGTTCTAAGGTTCAATTATTTATTTGGAATGGAACGGGCTCTGCTCCAGCTAATCCGCAGTACACTTTAGATAAATTAATTCCAGCCTCAAACAACGTAAAGACGTATTACAATATTTCTCCGTACATTCGAGAGTACATTACTTGGAATACAAGACAAACACCTTATAACACTTTTTCAGCAAGTCAAACAACACAATGGTGTAACGTTAAAATAAAGAAGTTTAAATTAGATGCTGGTACATATACTCAAGTTGGCAGCGATATAAACCTAAAAGCATTTGATGGATTTGGATATTATGAACAAGGTTACAACCCAAGTTTGACTTACGATATTTTACACGATGAGGGTACTTTTACTTACGCCTACGATGCTGCTATAAATTACGGAACTAACTCAAATTACTACGGTGGTTTTATCATGGTTCAAACAGGCACAACTTACAAAGCTCGTTATAGAAATTTAATTACAGGTGCTTCATTTACTCAGACTTTAAACAACGATCAACTTGTAGATGTACTTAGAGTTTACCCAAGTTATATTGCTGCTGGAAATAGCTTAGAAATTTTGAATACTTCAAACGCTGTTATTTGGAGTGGTATTTTTAAACCAAACTTAAATTGCCGTTATACGCCTGTTGTGTGCGACTTTGTAAATAAATATGGGTGTTGGCAAAGGACATGGTTTTATGCTGCTTCTAATGACACGTTAAGCGTTGAAAACACGAATTATAATTTAATGCAATCAACCTTTGCAAACTACAATACTTTGGAAGGTCAAACAAAGAGCTTTAACACAAACGGTAAAAAATCACTTAAGGTAAACACGGATTGGGTAGATGAGAGTTACAACGATTTACTTAAACAACTCATGCTAAGCGAAAGAATAGTTCTAAATAATTATCCAGCAAGTCTTAAAACACAAAGCACAGAATTATTCAAGAATATAAACCAAAAGACAATCAACTACACATTAGAATTCGAATTTAATTACAACGCAATCAACAACGTAATATGAAGCGTACAGTCCAAGTTTATATTGAGGGTGAGCAAGTTGAATTATTCAATGATGAGCAAATTAGTGTCAACTCAAGTGTTCAAAATATTTCAGATATTTCAAAAGTATTCACTGACTTTTCGCAGAGTTTTACCGTTCCAGCTTCAACGCATAATAATGCGATATTTAACCACTTCTATCAGTCAGACGTAGAACAGACCATTGACTCTAACAAAAGACGAACAGCATGGATAGAAATCGATTTAACGCCATTCAGACGAGGTAAAATTCAGTTAGAAAAAGCCAACGTAAAAAACGGACAAGTAGAAAGTTATACAATTACATTTTACGGTGATATTCTTGCGTTGAAAGATAAGTTTGGAGAGGATAAATTGTTTAACTTAAATTTAAGTAGTTTAGAGTTTGAGTTTAATTCTACGGAGGTGTACGATAGAATCACGGACTTAGCTACGGATTATGATGTACGTTACCCACTAATTGCCAACACGAGATATTGGACTTACAACGATTCAGGAACACAAGATATTACTCAAAATGCTCATGCCATTCAATACGATGAGTTGTTTCCTGCTGTAAAGATTAGTAAAATATTTGAAGCTATTGAAACAGATTACGGTGTTACATTTCAAGGTACATTTCTAAGTGATCCAAGATTTACACAATGTTTCTTGTGGGGTAAAAATACAACTGAATATACTTGGGTAAGTGAACAGTCAAATATTGATATTGACCAAATTGTAGCAACGGTTGTTGATCCAAGTTTACCGAATCCAGCTAACTATGTAAATATTTACACAAGCGAAATAAACGTACAATATTTAATAGGTGTTCAAAGCCACATAGTTACGTTTGACATACTTAATTTAAGTGCTGTTGGTACTTGGTATATAGACGTATATCAAGACGGTAATTTATTTCAAACTGTTCAAGGGGATTCAACAGGAACATACGGAAATATTAGCATTCAAAATACAGCTGGTTTAAACACCGTTTTAACATTTAGACTTCGAGCAACTGCTGCTATGGATGTGGATATGTATATTATATATCAAATGTTGGGTACGAATGGAATTACTAATTATGCTCAAATGAGTACGGTAACAACTTCATTAACAGGAAACGTAAATTTAAACAACGTATTGCCTGACATGAAGATTGCTGATTTCTTCGCTGGGGTTTTAAAGGAGTTTAACATGACTTGCGTAGGTATTGAAGAAGATGTTTATGAGGTTTTACCTTTAGACGATTGGTACGGTCAAGGTGCAATTGTAGATATTACTCCATACACAATTACAGATGAGATTGATTACGAGAGAATTAAGTTGTATAAGAAAATTAGTTTTAAATATCAGGATAGCGAATCGTTTGTAAACAAAGACTATTTTAAGACGAACAACCAACAGTACGGAAACTTAGAATATCAATTTACTTACGATGGTGAAGAATACACAGTAGAAAGTCCATTTGAGAATTTACTCTTTACAAGAGCAATTAATGGAGGTGGTCAATACGCAATTTTAGGATATGCTTTAAATGAGAATTTTCAATCTTACGTTCCTAAGCCTTGTTTAATGTATTTGTACGGTTCAAGTCAATCGTTAGCACATGACATTAAATTCTTTGACGGTACGACTCATTTCAATATTGACACTTACGCTTTGTTTGGTCAGGACTTAACTTACCAAAACACGAAATACAGTTTAAACTTTGGAGCAGATAATTCAATTATTCATAATGAAACAATTCAACAAGGTTTATACGCTACTTACTATTTTCCGTATTTAACTAATTTATTCAATCTTAAAAACAGATTGGTCCACGTAAAGACGATATTGCCAATTAGCCTATTAACTAATTTAAGGCTAAATGACAGACTTATAATAAGAGATAAGAGATATATCATAAACGAAATGAAATCTAATCTTACAAACGGTGAAGTAGAGTTTAGTTTATATTTAGATTTTCGTCCGTTGATTGCTCAAGATATAATCCAACCAAATAAAGATGCTCAATGTTTAGACGTTCGTGTTAATTTACCAAACGGTGCGGTAAGTGCAGATATTACAACAAGTTTTGGAGGCGTTACCATTACACCAAGTACAATTACAAGTAGTTCAACGATTGAAGTTTGTATTCCTGAAAACACGAATAGTCCAAGTAATTTATTAGCAGAAAACAACGATGAGATAATAACAGAGATATTCCAAAACATTGTAACGGAAAACAGCAGTCAACAAGTAATCACTTTGACAGTTACATATACGTTTACTGACGGAAGCCAAGCAAGTAACCAAATAACAATAATACAGCAATGATAGGTTTAATTTTAGAACTGTTAAAAACGAGTGATTTTTATAACGTGAGTGAGGTGGTTGATATTGCCAAAGGAAAACACGAATACACTCCAAAATTTAAAAAGATTTATAAACAACAACTTAGAAAAAACTATAAATGGAAACAAGGACAGTCCAATTAAACGTACAGACCAACGCAGCAACTACTCAAGATGAGTTTAAAAGGTTGCACCAAGAAATCGCTAAAGCTGAACAAGAGTTTGAGGACTTAAATAATACGCTTGGTGAAACTGATGCCGCTACCGTAGCCGCTAAACAAAAAGTTACAGACCTTAGAGGTGCTTATACTCAATTAAATCAAACGGCAACAGACTTAGACGGTACTTTCGAACAAGTTTACGGACAGTTACAACCGTTGACGACACGAATGGGTGAAGCGGAAGACCGTTTATATGAATTAGCTTTAGCTGGTAAACAAGCAACCCAAGAATATAAAGATTTAATGGTTGCTACTCAAAACTATTTGCGTACTCAACAAGAAGTTGATAGGCAAGTAGATGCTGGTTCAATGCCTATGGCACAAAAGTTAACTATGGCTGTTGGTGGTGTTGCTGGTGCATTTGCTACGGCAGAAGGTGCTATCGCTTTATATGGTGTTGAATCTCAAGAAATGGAGAGAACAATGATTAAGTTAAATGCTGCTGTGGCTTTAACTTCAGGTATCGCTGCTGTAAATGAGGCTATTCCAGCATTTAAAGCTATGGGTGCTGCCGCAAAAGCAAGTGCTGCGGGTGTTGCTATATTAAACGCTGTAACAACTGTACAAACTTTTGTTACGGGAGCCGCTACAACTGGATTAAAAGCATTTAGAATAGCATTAGTTTCAACAGGTATCGGGGCTTTGGTAGTGGGTATAGGTTTATTAGTTGCAAATTTTGATAAAGTTTTACAACTTTTTTCTCCATTGATAAACGGATTTAAAGCGTTGGGAGATTTAATTGGATTGACAAATTTTGCTGCTAAAAAAAGGTCAGAAGATGAGAAAAAACGTATAGATAAAGAAATAAAAGACCAACAAAGACTTCAAGTAGTAAAGGAAAGAAATTTTAATAGTGAACAAGCCGCTTATGAACGTAGAATTAAACTTGCCGAAGCGGAGGGTAAAAGCACTTTAGAATTGGAAAAAGCTAAAATAAATGCCTCGATAAAATATCAACAAACAAGAAAAAAAGAATTAGAACAAAGATTAGTTTTTCTTAAATTATTAGCAAAAGAGCATGAATTTATTGGTGAAGGATTAGGTTTAACGGATTCATTACAAGAATTATCAGGCGAGATTGAAAAAATTAACAATGATATTTTAGATCAACAAAATGAACTTAAAATATTAGATATAGAAAGCAAGAAAAAACCAACTACATCAACATCAACATCATCAACCACTTCTAAAACTGAAAAAGAAAAACTTGATTTAACGCGTCAAAATAGAGATAAAGAGATTGCATTAATGCAAGAGGGTATAGAAAAAGAACGTACAATAATTAAAGAAAAATACAAACGAGAGAAAGAAGATTTAGAGGCAAATTCTAAGGATAAAATTGTAGATAAAGAACAGTACGCTGCTGCTGAAAAATTAATAGATCAAAATTTAGAAAAAGAATTAAAAGAATTACGTGAAAAATATAAAGAAGACAGATTAAAAACACGAGGCTTTACTATTCAAGGTTTAATTGACGATAAACAAAAAGAGGTTGAAATAGAAATGGAAGCCTCTATGAAAAAAATTGAAATTGCCAAAGAAGAAGCTGAAAAAAAGAAAGAAATTGAAGAAGAATTAATGAGTGCTAAATTTCAAATAGCAAAAGACTCATTACAACTTATTTCTGAAATAACTACTTTATTTGGAAGTCAAAATGAAAAAGCAGCAAGGAGAGCATTTCAAGTTGATAAAGCGGCTAAATTAGCAAGTGCAACTATTGCTGGTATTGAGGGAACTATCGAAGCATATAAAACTGCTCAAAAATCACCTATTACTGCTGTGTTCCCTGCTTATCCTGTTATTCAAGCTGGTTTAGCAGGTGCTTTTGCTGCCGTTAATATTGCTAAAATATCACAGTCCAAGTTCGGAGGCTCTACTTCTACTTCTCCTTCAGGTGGGGGTGGAGCTGCGGCTGGTGGTGGTGGAATGACTGCACAATTCAATACGATAGGCACAAGTGGAATAAACCAATTAGCAACTTTACAACAACAGCCTGTACAAGCGTATGTGGTAAGTGGTGAAGTTACTTCTGCTCAATCCTTAGATAGAAATAGAGTACAAAACGCAACATTATAAGTTAAAGAGTTATGGAAAAGTTCGAGATTATAGAATTACTGATTGACGATAATAAAATTACAAGTGGTATCAATGCGGTTTCAGTTGTTGAAAGTCCAGCAATCGAAGAAAACTTTGTAGCCTTAAAAAAACACGAAGTAGAACTGAAAGAAGTAGACACAGAGAAACGTATTCTAATGGGTGCTGCTTTAATTCCTAACAAACAAATCTATCGTAAGAATAAAGACAAAGAGTTCTACATTTATTTTAGTGAGGACACAGTACGTAAAGCATCTGAACTTTTCTTAATGAGAGCCAACCAAAACAACGCAACCTTAGAGCACGAAAAGAAAATGTTAGAGGGAATGTCAGTTGTAGAAAGTTGGATTATTGAAGATGAGAAATTAGATAAGTCAGTTAAATACGGATTTAGCTTACCTAAGGGAACTTGGATGATTTCAATGAAAGTAAACAACGATGAGATTTGGAATAAGGTAAAAGCGGGTGAAGTTAAAGGATTTTCTATCGAGGGTTATTTTGTAGACAAATACGAAATGAGCCTACAAGAAAACGAAGAACAAGAAATGATTGAAAAATTAAAAGACTTAATAAATAAATATGAAAACAGAAAGTAAAGTTAGCCCACGAGGCGGAAAAAGAGGATGTCTATGTAAAGACGGAACATACAAAAAGAAATGTTGTGACGGTAGCTTAGAAGCTCAAGGAATAGGAAAAACAGCTGGTACAGGAACAGATGTAGTAAATGTAACAGAAGACAACGGAGTAAGAACTATCGTTCGTCAAAACAGCTAAAAAAGGAACAAGTATAAATTCAAAAGTTAATAAGTTATGAATACACTAAAAACAGTTTACGGTAAACTATTCAAAGAAGAAACTAAGTTGGCTTCGCATGAAGTTGAATTAGGAATGATTCAAGATTTTGAAAATAGAATTGAATTGTTTAGAAAAGAAAACCAACAAGTTATTGAGTTAATAAATAAAGTTAGTGCATTTAAAAGTCAATTTAAAGCATTGGATAAAAAATTAATGGCTGATTTTGATAAATTAAAAAATGAAGGTGATAACATTTGGAAAAAATCAAAAGAATTAGGTTTAGAAACTGACCCGGCATTTAAATTGAAAGCAAGTGTTTCAAGCATTTATGGTAATGGTTGGGATATGGACGCAGTAAACTTTTTAAGAAAATAAATAAATAAATAAAAATGAAAAATAGCTTAATAAACCAAATCAAAACTTTGCTCGGAATGGAAGTAAACCTTGAGCAAATGAAATTAGCTGACGGTGTAACAGTTTTAGAAGCTGATGTATTCGAAGGTGGAAACGAAATCTTTATCGTAACAGAAGACGAACAAAAAATACCTGTTCCTGTTGGAGAATACGAATTAGAAGATGGACGTATTTTGGTAGTAGTAGAAGAAGGAATAATCGCTGAAGTGAAAGAGAAAGAAGTAGAAGAAGAAGTAGAAGAAGCTCCTGAAGCAGAAGTAGAAGTAGAAACTGAAAAGAAAGAAGAAATGGAAACTGAAAAAACAGCTCCTAAGAAAACTATCGAATCAGTAGTTAAAGAAACTTTCTTTTCTGAAATCGAAAAACTACAAGCTGAAAACGAAACTTTAAAAGCTGAATTAAGCAAATTGAAAGAAGAAAAAGAAGTAGAACTTTCCGAAGTTAAACCAATTTCTTTCAACCCAGAAAACGAAAACAAAGTAGAATCTATTAAAATTGCATCTAAAAGACCTCGCACTATTATGGATTCAGTATTAGAAAGACTAAATAAGTAACAATTAATTTTTAAATAAAAAAAAATGCCAACAACAACTTCAATCACAACTACTTACGCTGGAGAGTTTTCAGGTAAGTACATTGCAGCAGCTTTATTGTCTGCTCCAACATTAGAAAAAGGCGGTATGACTATCATGCCAAACGTGAAGTACAAACAAGTAATCAAAAGAGTAGCTACTGATGACATTATCAAAAATGCAACTTGTGATTATGACCCTACTTCAACTATCACATTGACAGAGAGAGTTCTTCAACCAGAATCTTTCCAAGTTAACTTGACTTTGTGTAAATCAGATTTCCGTTCAGATTGGGATGCTATCCAAATGGGTTATTCTGCATTCGACGTATTACCTAAGTCTTTCGCAGATTTCTTAATCGCACACGCTGCTGAAAAAGTAGCTGCTGGAATGGAAACTTCTATTTGGCAAGGTGTTAACGCAACTGCTGGTCAGTTCGCTGGTATCATGACACAATTAACAACTGATGCTGCTTTACCTGCTGCTCAAGAAGTTGCTGGAACTACTGTAACAGCTGCTAACGTAATCACAGAGCTTGGTAAAATTGTTGATGCTTGTCCTGCTGCTCTTTACGGAAAAGAAGATTTGAAAATCTATGTTTCTTCTAACATTTACAGAGCTTACGTTCGTGCATTGGGTGGATTTGCTGCTGCTGGAGTAGGTGCTAACGGTTACGATAACAAAGGAACTAACCAATCATTAAGTGATTTATTCTTTGACGGTGTTCCTGTATTCTTGGCTAACGGACTTGCTGCTAATACTGCTTTACTTTCTCAAACTTCTAACTTGTACTTTGCAACAGGTTTGATGAATGATATGAACGAAGTAAGAGTAATTGATATGGCTGACAATGACGGTTCACAAAATGTACGAGTAGTTATGCGATTTACTGCTGATGCTAAGTATGGTTTTGCATCTGACGTTGTAACTTACGGTATTACAAACTCTGCTAACTAATATAAACTAACTTAAAACGAGGGGAGGTAAAATGCCTTCCCTTTTTTGTTTAACATTAAAAATATAATAAAATGAGCTGTGATATAGCAAACGGAAGATTAGAAGCCTGTAAAGATGCAATTTCAGGACTTTTAAACATTTACTTCATTAACTATGGAGATTTAGCAACAGAAGACATTACTTACGGTACTTCGGGTAATTCTGATGTAATCGAAGCGTGGACTCCAGCCTCTCAATTGTCTTTGTACAAATATGAGTTGAAAGGTGCTAATGGATTTGAACAAACTATCCAAACTTCAAGAGAAAACGGTACTACATTTTTTGAGCAAGTATTGACTGCACAATTGAAAAAGCAAGACATCGCTACACACAAGAATGTAAAAATGTTAGCTTACGGACGTCCAAGAATCGTAGTTGAAACTCGCGACCACCAATATTTTTTGGCTGGACTTGAGCAAGGATGCGACGTAACTGCAGGTACTGTTTCTTCAGGAACTGCAATGGGAGATT